CCTGCAGCATTAGTTGTTGCAGCTATGTTATTTGACTTGTACATATCAAATCCACGAAGTTTTCCACTAGAAACTAATCCGTTTCTAATTGAACCTTGTCCACCATTATAGTCGACAGATAACAATTTAGAACTAGATTGTCCTAGTACTTCATAGAAATCAGGACTAGCAACAAACCAACGTCCTTCTTCAGGTACGTTTTGTTCGTCTAATAGTCTTGACATTCTACCCATAAGGTCTAGAGGGTCATGTTCACTTGAACCAAAACCTATGTCTAGATTACCTGTTCCATCAAGTGTTCCGGCAGCTAAATCAGTAGCTGAGTCAGAACCTAACACGTGGTTAGGTGATGAGGCAGATAGACCTGCAAACATAGTTACAATTACTGCAGCATCATAAGCATCTTTTAATGCGTATGCAGCAGAACTTGAAGCTACTTCTTTAAAGTTGACATGTGACATGTTTGTTTCAATATCGTCTACAACGAATTTGAAAGCATTAGCACTATCAACAACTAAAGATGTTTCAGCATCTGTAAGCATGGTTTGAGTAGTATCGGTATTTCTTGTGTACGCTGACACCGAAATAACGGGTTCTTTTATAATTTTAACTGAGTCTCCAAATGCAGATATTTCACCGGAATAATCCGTGTTAGTAATAGCTTCTACTACAGACGATTTTCTAAAAAAGTTTAAAACCTTTTTAGAGTAAACCGAAGGTAAAAAGAAACTATTAGTTTGTCCTGCAACGGAGTTAGCAAAGTTACTATTGGTATCCGTGGATGCTTCAAAAAATTGAGCCATGGGATATTCTCCTTGTAGTTATTATAGTTTATTAATTAAACTATATAGTTTATTTTATGATCCTGCCTTGTTGCATTGCTTCGCTGATTTCACTTTCGTATTTATCAAACTCTGCCATGCTTAATGCAGAAATCTCCTTTTCTGACCAAACTTTCTCTTGCTTTGTATTTACACTAGTTGTTTTAGTGGAAACCATATCAGCAGCAGATTGCTTGGTCGGTTTTGAATTTGACTGTTTCGTATTAGAAGCTTCAATTCCAAAATCTTTTTTAAACAAATCAAGAGCACGAGCAGCTAAATCAGCATCATCAGTATTTCCTGTTATCCATTGTTGAATAGATTCAGGCTGTTCTTTTGTCCAATCTTGAAAGGTATCACTATTTTTGATATCTTCAAAATCAGGATGCTTATCAGCTAACCTTTTTAAAGCGTCTTGTTGCGTTAAATGTTGTTCTCTTTGTTGGAGTTGACTAAGACGTTCTTCTAGAACTTTTGCCTTAGATTCGCTTTGTAAGTGAGCTACAGTTTCTACAACTTCGTACACATCAGGATACTGACTCTTGAATTGTTCAAGTTCTTCTGGAGACTTTGGAGTTTGGTAAGCAGGTCTATTGCTAGTAGCTTCATCCATTAACTCTTGTTCTCTAGATTTAAACTCATCAAGTTTAGAATCATAATGTTTCTTTAAATCATCGTATCGTTTTTTATAGTTAGGACGCTTGTAAGGTTTATCCTCACTTACGTTTTCTTCTACTTCTTCTACACTTTCAAGTTCTGCTTTCGCTGCACTTTCAGGTGTAAAAAATATACTATCTGATGATACAAAAGGTTTTTCTTCTACATCGTGCCAATCTTTTTTTGAATTATAAGGATTAGCTTCTTCTTCTGTTACGACTTGTTCAGTCATTTTCTTTCTCCTACTAAGGGCTTCGTTCACAAGGTAGCTCTATGTCGACTAGAGGGCTTGTCTGTAAAGGTAGCCTTTCGGTTATTGTTTAATAAAGTGCCTAATATTTTAGGGTAGCTCTATCGGTTATTAGCTTCTAACGTGTTTTTGATTTGGGTCGAGCATCATACGTTTTTTAATTTCATCTCCTACTAAGTCTTTCTGTTCTTGCCTTGAAGCACGAGCAGATACTGTAGGTCTTGAAACTCGAATGTTTTGTTGTTGTGCAGCTTTAACTGGCATTTCAACATTCTCTTCTTCTATCTTTCCACCTTCGTAAGCCATTTGTCTTTCATCTGCAGCAGATTCAGCATTTTTCATCATAGACATTAAATTGTCTTCTCCGATTTCTTCTACTGCTTTTGCAGTTATTACAAATTCTCCATCCGATAACCTTGCAGGTATCGAATCAGATGTTTCAGTTCCCGGTCCATCAACTGAACCTTCTCCTGAAAACTCTGTAGCACTTTCTACAACTTGATCAAAGATTACACTTAATCTATCATCTTGTTCTAACATGCTCATTAAATATTGATTATCTTCTGCAGACAATGTTTTTTCAACAACATAGTCTACATAATCTTCTTCCATTTCTTCATCTGGAAGCATAGTAGGTTGTTCTTCACTTTCCCTCATTACTCCAGTCATTTGTTCTTCCATAGGTGTTTCTTCTGTTCTACTAAGCATCATTTCCATTTGATCTTCTGTAGTTCCACCTTCTGCTTTTTGTTTTCTAATTCCTTCACTTGAGTCTTTTACTTTACCTTCGTCTAATAATTTTATCATCCTTGTTCTTAAAATATCTGGACTTGCCTCATCAGCACCTTCTTTTCTTAATTGTTTTCTAGCTAATTGTTCGGCTGCCAGTTCTTGTGATCTTGATATATCAAACCCTACATCTTGACCTCCCCTAATTTTATTTGAAAAATTTTCTTCAAGACTAGCAATAGCTTCTTCTAGTAAGTTTATGTCATCTGCTCTACTGTCATCAGGTGTAGATTGTTGAATTTCTTTTAAATCATCTTTTAATTTTTTTAAGTCTATTTCATTTTTTGGAATATCTATATTTTTTTTTAATAATTTACTAGCAATAAGTTTAGACAAACCACCTAAAACATATTGTTCTCTATCATCTTCTAGTAAACCACCTTTTGTAAATACTCCTCTACCTTTAAGTACATCAGCTTGTGTAACTTTTTCATCACCTGTTAAATCTGTTAATTTTTTCTTAGCCATTATTGTTCCTGTCTATTCATTGCTTCTAACACTTCATCCCTTAACTGCTCTAGGTGTTCCACTAAACGTAGTTTCCCCTGACTGCGGAACATCTCCTGTTCCGATGTTGCCCCCACCAGTCCCTGTACTTCCAAGGTTTTGAGGTGGTTGAAGTGCTCCTGTAGAGCCTCCCATATTTGGGGGTTGTTGACTAAGGGGATTAGTTTCTTCGCCTGTTGTTTGTTGAGCATTTTGCATTCCTATTATTTGTGCCATTATTGCAGCTTCTTCAGGATCATTGAGTATTTCATCAGGATCAAGATCAAGACTGTAGGCTAGTTCACTTACAAGTTTAGAAATCTTAACAAACGGAGCAATAGCAGGACTTTGTGCAGTTTGTAAGAACATTGTCAATCTTTGACTTCGTACTTCTTTTTGCATCAAACTATTTGTTCCAGTTGCTCTAACTTCTAAATCACCTTTAACATCAAGACCCCCTTCAAAGAATTGCATGTTCCATTGAAAGTAAGACTCACCTAAAGGTTTTAATAAAAAATCATCTAAGTTTTTTATAACTGTTTTAATATTTAAACTCGATGCACCTAGTAACATTGACATGCCTGAAGCAGTCCTTGTCATACTTTGTACACCTGTTTGTCCATGAGAGTAACTTGGTATTCCTGTTTGTTCGTCTGCAAGTTGTCTAAACTTGTCAAACATCATCATGTTTTCAGGAGCTGTATTAGGAAACTTTAATCCATAAATAGACTGTCCCGGCATTCCTGATTGTCTTCTAAATACTTTTCCCGGATATACATCCATTGATTGTCCACCTACTAAAGCAGACTCATCTACATCAAATACTAATGAACCTGCTAGTGCTAAGTTATCAATAGCCATTCTAGCGTGTCCATTCATTATCTGTTGAGAATCATCCATGTTCTCAGCTACTCCAATACCAAAAAAGTTATAAGGATTTCTTTCATAAGGGAAAGCGTTGTAAGGTATTCTATAAGGAGTAAAAGGATTAATAACTGCTCTTAATAGTTTGTCTCCACATACCCACGCATTTATTTGTACTTCATCTAAATCATCTACAGACTTAGGCAATTTAATACCTACTTCTCTTGCATACTCTGCATCCATGATTCCCCAGTATTCAAGAACTTCAAAGTTAGTTCCATACTCTTCATCAGTTCTATCGTCATCTTTAAGTTGACTTTCAAAATCTTTTTCTACGTAGTTAGCACCTTTCTGTAAACAATCACGTATTGCTTCTTTATCAAAGTAAGGCATATTACGTAGTTGCCTTAATTGACTTTTATTCATTTTATGTCTGTGTATTATATACTCACACTCATCAATATTAGTTGCAGCAGGGTCAGGATAAAAATCCCAACAACTTACAAATTCTATTCTTGGTACTCTAACCTCTAAAGGATTGTACTCTCTTTCATTACCCTCAGCAGACCATTGATGTAATTTTTTATTAAAATTAAATGGTCCTTTAACTATTCCTGTACCTAACAAAGCAGATTCTAATAAAGCATTTCTTATTTCTGCCGAACCATTAGACTCTTCTATTTGATCATGAATTAATTTTTCCATACGTCTTGCAGCTTTTTGTGCAGGACTAATTTCAGGCATTTGAGGAATTGGAGATACACCTTCAATAAGATTGTTAGCAGCTTTTTGTTCTATACTTTCTACATCGTTATAAGTAGCCCCTGCTTTTAAAACTTTACCATCTCCCTCGTAACCTACATTAAAAAGATTTTCTTTTTGTTCAACTTCGGTTTCTGTTTCTTCGTTACCAAAAGGAGTTGTTTCTATGCTAGGATTTGCAGTTTGTGTATTTAAATGTGCGTTAGACGATTCACCTTCGGGTAATTTAGTTTCAGCTATTCCTATAGGAAACTTTCCTGTTCCAAAAATAACATCAACTAATTGTCCAAAAGCTGCAAGAACTTTTGTCTTAGTAATTTTTACAAAGACACGAGACTTTTCACTGTCTCTAAACTTAACTGAATTTTTATAAAGCCCTCTGTAGTTTTCGTAAGCCTTTAACCATCTAGTTTCATCTGTCTGTCTAGAATCTTCGGCTGTAGCAAACCTATTATTAATAATCCCAACAAGATTTACTTTTTGATCCATTTCTAGATTTAAAGTTTTACCTGATTCTCCTTCAACATCTATATAGATATTGTCAGCGTTTAAAAATGTATTGTCGTTATCTGCCATAGTAATTAGTATTCTACTCCGAGTACTAATTCTAAATCACCTACTGAAAAACCGGGGGTTACATCTGTTCCTGCAAGAAATGCAAAACAATACACACTTGTAGTTCCAGCAGCAGCCTGTAATA